TATGCTAATAATGGTGCTACAAAAAACATATGTACTAAATAAATTAAACTATAATCCATTTATATTACTAATATATATTAATTTAACTCATTAAAATAATTACTAAAAATAATGTATCTATATATGTTAATTTATAAGCATTTTCATCTTTTAATATTTTAGGTGATATTATATTATATGACATTCTTACTATATATATTTTAATAAATAATATTACTAAAAACCCCATTGACATTATTAAAAAATTTCTTGTATCTGGTAAATTCTTTAATGATTTTTTTAATGCACCACCTATCATATGTTATATATTATACAATATTTTATTTTATATTATAAATATGTTCATTTATTTAACAAATTTATATAATATGTTTATGTTTATGAATTATTTTTTTAATTTTTATTTAGTTTATAGATTTTATTTATGGTTTAATCCATTTTTTGTATTCACATATGATTTTATTTTTAGAAAAGAAGAATTAAAATTATTAGAAGATAAAAAATATTAATATAGAATATTAATTATTGTAGAAATATATTAAATAATTGTTTAGATTCTTCTGGACTCATTGAAATATCTAATACTTGTCTCACTGGATTCATTATTTGATTAGATATATAAAATTTATAATCTAATTTTAAATTCTTTTCTTTAATATAATCAGGATGTTCTATTCGCTCACCTTGTAATATAATTCTTTTTTTATATTTTGGTTCACCTTCAGGTACTGTTTCATTTTTATATATAAGTTCCCCTTCAGGAACCTTTACTGTTTTAAATTTATCTTTACCATTTTTAAATTGACCATCAGGTATTTTTTTACTAATCATTCTTCTTTTACCTGTTGATACTTTTTTAGTAATCATTTTATAGCCCATAAATATGGGTTTATCATCTACTTCAACATATGCGAATGGTATTCTATCATTTGCTTTAGGTTTATTACCAGGATCTCTTTCACCTATTCTATCTGCCAATACTTTATGCGGAATAGATTGTGGATTCTTATAATAACTATTTAATGTTTTTGATAAGATAAACATACTAATATGTTCTTTACCATTTATAATTCTTTTTAACATATATTTTAACCAATCTAATGTTTTATTTAAATTTCTATCATACATAAATTTATTAATCAGATTACCAAATACATATTTTACAATTGGCGCATTATCTCTTCTTTTTGTTACTAATCCCATAGATGTTCTTTTAGGTATTTCATCTGCTGAAAATTCATATTTATCTCCAGTATATCTCTTTTTAGATATTAATATAAAAGGCCAAAATGTTTTCTCATATTCTAAATCTTGTGGTGCTTTTCCCTCTTTATGTAAATGTTCTGTTATATATTCACCAGCATCTTTACCACATTGAATACAATATGCTAATGCTTCTTTATCTTTGTATAATTTTCCTTTATCTCTTCTATTAAATTTTACAAATATTGAATCTGTATCACCATAAACTACTTCTGGTGATAATTTCTTATTTTCTCTTGCCCAATCCATTACTAATCGTTCAGCATCATATATTCTTTCTCTACCAATTGCAGTAGTACATGCTGCGACTTTCTTAAATGATATACTAGATGTTTTAGCACCTAATTGACCATATACTGAATTTGCTGTTAATTTATATGCTAACTGATAACCATCTAATACTTTCTTTTTATCTTCATTTTTTTCTTTTTTAAGTAATTTCTTTGTAGCAGATCTTTGTTCTAATAATGCACTTACTACAATATTAATAATTCCTTTTTTCTTTGTTATTCCTGTATCTGAAATAAACACACAATCTATTATTTTATGACTCCCATCATCATTTAATACTTCATTCTTTTCAACAACAGAAGTTCCTGGTTTTGTTTCATAAACATAATCTTTATATTTTATTCTATTATAATCTTTTTGTTCTTTCCAACCTAAACTATTTAATTTATCTTTAACATCATTATATTCACCAAAATATGTATCATGTGATAAGTTCTTTTCTTTAATTGATGTCGGATATAGTGAAGCATAATCTAATACTGCTATTGGATCTTCTAAATATAGTCCAGTTGATGCTCTTGCTACTGGATCTAATACAACAGCACCTTCAAATCCTGAATTATCATCAGTTTCTTCATTAAATTGTTTTAATGATGGTACTCTAATATTATTATCATTAGAATACTTTGTTACTAATGATTGTACTTTTATTCCCTGACCTCTTAAGAATATATATGGTTGAGGAACATAGCATACACTTGCCATACCCATATTATTTGGAATAAAATCTAATAGTAATAATAAATGAATACATAATTCACAATCCATAATACAATATTTAGCAATCTTTGCTCTCCCTTTAGGACCTTCTATCGGATCTAATACTTTATGAGCAGCAAATAGTTCTTGTGGTGATATATCATCTTTTGCTAAACACCATTCTGCTTTTACAAAATTATCACCATATTTTTTCTTATAATTTATTTTGCCTTTAACATGAACACTATTCCCACTTATTTGTATAATAAATAATTTTTCTCCATTATTATATTTCATTTCACCATACTTTGTTGTAATAGATATTGAAATATAATCATTTTCTTTTAATGTCCCAGTATTATTTGTTGTTATCCATGTTGAATTATTAAATGATTGTTTTGTAATTATTTTTCCTCTCATAAAATGTGAAGATACATTATCTAATTTATATGAATCTAATGATGTACCTTTTTTCACCTCATTTTGAACATCAAATATTATTCTACCATCCATATTAATATATTTTAATGTATTTTGTGCAAAATCATTTGATTTCTCATCTTCTTTATTATTACCACCTAATCTTTTTGTTACTGTACAACACTTTTTACAACTATGTTGAAAATATAAATCTTGAATTATTTTTTTATCAGTTGTTTCTTCTAAATTTATTTTATCATATCTATCATGTTCTCGTTTTTTCATTAATCTACCTAATCTATAAAATGAATGTGAATCACATTTATAGTGATGATGTTTTGACCTTGTAAAATGATTATATCTACAATTTTTATGAGTACATTTAAATATTTTTTCTACTCGTTTAATAATATAGTCAAAATCAAAACCAAATATATTATATCCAGTAATATAATCTGGATTATGTTTTAATATTAAATCTTTCCATTTTAATAATAATTCTCTTTCATTTGAACATCTATAAACATTAATACCATTTAAATCATCACATATTTCTGATTCACTCATATTTTCTTTAGGTCCCATAACAACAATACTTCTATCATATGGTTCTTTATCTCCATATCTATGAAATACAGTCCCAATCTGAATAACTGGATCACCCATTACTTTTACATGTTCTTTATCATTATTTTTAAATTCTTTGAATATATTATTTAATTCATTTACACAATAATCTCTATCTTTAGAATTTTCAATACTATTATCTAATAATGTTTTAATTATACTTAAATTATCATTTATTATCTTTTCAATACTTTCTTCTGATATTGGACCATTTTCTAATTCAATTGAATTAATATCATTATTACCACCATTTTCAGCAATATTTATACTTTTAACTAATATACTTTTAGACATACTATAACTAGTTACTGGCGCATATTTTTTATAATAATCTGTAATATCTACAGATAATTTCTTAAAATCTTTATTAGGATTTGGAAAATCACCATGTAAACTATCACACTCAATATCAAAAGATGCAATTATAAATTTATTTATATCTTCCACATCAATTGATTTTATATTTTTTAAAGAAATATTTTTATATTCTAATTCAACATTAAACATTTTTTTTTCATCTTCTATTAATTTTTCATTATCTATTTGAACCCATCCACAAGTTTTTATATTTTTTTCATGAATAAATCTTAAAACTGGATGAATATTTGACTCATATAAATTACTATCAAATCTAAATTCATTATCAATAGATAATTCTAAAAATTCATTTACTCTTTTTTGATCATCAATTAATGTATCTTCAATTATATCTCTTTCACAATATTTCTTAATTTCTCTAATTGTTTTTTTCATATTCTCATAATTTATAAATTCTAATTTTACAAATTTATATCTTTTTTCATTATTATTTTCATCTAAATGATATCCATATAATTCATTATATTCATTATAATTGTCAGGTTTTTTTTGATCTGAAATATATCCATCTATATTTAAGAATCTTTCACCTAAAAATGAATCACGAATAAATGTTGAATTCCATTTTGAAGGATATTTTAAATAAAAGTATGGTTTAAAACCCTCTATATGACATACTACATTTTTATTAAATCCGTCCGCATTTATATCATTTGATTTACCATATATTGTTATTATAAATTTTGATTCTCCATCAATATCAATATCATCCGATGATAAATCTAATATCTGAAATTGTTTCATTATAAAATAATTATTAAAATATCTTTAATAATAATTCAAATTTATTCAAATTTATTTATATTAAAAAAAAATAATTAATATATTTAACAAATTATTATCTATTCATATAAATTAATTATAATAGTTACAACTTTTTGTATTGTTACAACACTAATACTTGTATTATCTGAAATATCTTTTTTAGATATATCTATATTATTTAAATGAATATAATAATATATAAAACTTGCTGATAAACTTGATGGAGTACAAGATGATAAGTTATCTTTATATTCTGATAATATTTTTTTAGATAAATCATGTATTTCATTTATTTGTTTTCCATTTAAATTTAAATTATTACAAAATCTAGAAATTAAATCTGAATAATCTACTCTATCTTTTTTAACTCTATTTTCTAATTTATGCATCCTTAATATATCATTTACAGTTTTTATTCCTTTAGTTACAACTTTTGAATCACAATCAAATACTTTGCTAATTTCTTTACTTGAACGAGGATGACCTGTATTTTTTGCTGCCAAAAATACACAAGAAGCAATTATCCCTTTCCTATTTGATCCTCTAGATATCTTTTTTGTAGAAATTTGTTTATATATACCTTTTGCTTCATCTATAATTTTTTCATTTATATCATGTCTTTTACAACACTCAGTTATATGATTAAATACTATTAATACAGATCTATCTTTATAAGTCATTGAAGTATAATTATTAACTTGATGTACTAATCTCATATTATAATTTTTATAATGTGATCCTGCTACAATGGAACCTAGATTAGTACCAGGTAATAATTCATTAACAGGCATACCATGATGAGAATTATTTTTATTTTCATATGATTTTTCTGGTAAATAACTTATGTTATCAATATTTGTACCACATATACGACAAGAGATTTTTTCGTGAGAGATAGAATGATTTTCGTGGTTATTACAACAACAATCTTCTAAATCTTCACTAGTTTCATAAAGCATATCTAAAGTATTTAAATAATTATCCATATTCAATTTAT